GCCTTAACTGGCTCGATAGCAACATCAACATATAATTCATTTCTGTCAATTCTGGCAGGTGTATTGTTTGTTTCATCACAAACAACAATGAAGTCATAGATAGCACGTTTAGCAAGCAACTCGCCTAAGAAACTATCAAAAACTTGTTTTACGTTAGCACGAGTGATTGTGTCGTTTGGTTCAAATATGAACGGACGAGCAAGTGGATCAAAACGCTCACGTAAGTATGCTAGTAAACGAGCAACGTTAACTCTATCTAAAGCACTAGAACCAACTTTCAATGTCTTCTGTCCGAAAACATAAACGCCTTGTCCTGGGAAACGTGCGATTGGGTTTAAGCCAACTCTGCTACCGTCACCGTACAATGTATCGCGTTGACCTGTTGTCAACGCTACTGGCACAAATTCGCCTTCGCCATTAATGTAACCTACGTTACTTGCATTAGTTACAACACCACGTGTTAAACCAGCTGGAGCGAACCAAGGGTAAGCAACTTGGTCATTATATGCCATTGTGCGTAATACAATGTGACTTGCAGGAACAACAACATCATTACCACTTAAATCAGTGGCAAGACCACTTGGATAGTAGGCTGCGGCTGAACTAGATGATGTAGTCAATCCGTCTTCGCCGTTTGTTAATGCGTTTTTACCGCTCATCCAATCAACTAATGTTTGGCCTTGTGGAGCTAAACGTAACGGAGTATCAACTACAACAAACGCTGTTTCTTTACGATCCGTGTTTAATGTAATCATTTCGTCTAACAATTCTGGATAACCAGGTGCTGCGATTAATGTGAAATATGTCATTTCTTCACGCAATGTATCGCTGCCAGAAACTGCCGCTTGCATAGCACGAACTACTGCTTGACGTTGTGCCTTACGTAGCATAAACGGACTTCCGTTTTGCTTATTACCACTGAATGTGTTCCATACACTAGTTGTAGAATTATATTGTTTTACGTTACCAGTAGAAACAATAGCATTCCAACACATAATGCCATCTGGATATAACAATGGATCAGGTGCTTCGTCATCGACTAAAGTTGCGCCTCCGCCATTGCTTGTATCATTTGCTGTTGTTGTTAAATCAGCGAATACAATACCATCAGGAGTTGTTTGGTCAGTAAGGTCACGTGTAGTCCATGTAGAACCATCCCATACATAAATTGCTGGATAGTTTTCTGCATCACTGCTATCGATCCAAACATCGTTGGCACTTGGAGTAGATGGAGCTGTTGCATCAATAGTAACATCACCGCCGACTGGCTCCCATTTGCCATTAGCTTTAATATATAAGTCTGCTTGTAAGTTTGTATTATACCATAATGTTCCGTTAGCTGGAGAACCAGTTGGAGGAGTTTCTTTGGCATCTACTTCTAGTGCAGTCCAGTTGGCACCATCCCAAACGAAAGGAATTACATATCCATAGCCTGTTGGTACTCTTGCATATATTTTTCCTACTGTTTTAGTATTTCCAAATGCTGTATTAGCTTCTGTGTCATTTGCGTACACTGGAACACTTTGCGTAACCCATGGGCTATTTGCAGGAAGATTTCCGCTTACATATTTTTTAATAACAACGCTCATACCATTATTAGGAGAAGTTGTTTTGATCCAAATGTCTTTAACATGTGTTGCAGACGGGATATTATAGTGAGGGCTAGCTGTAATTGTTTCTGTTAGTCCTGCCGTAGTAAAAGCAGCACTTGTTAAAATTATCCATGCACCTGAAACTTTTTTGTATATAGCATAGATAGAATTAGCAACAACATCAGTGGCTACTACTGCATAATCTCCGTTATCACCAAATGCTGATGCTGGTACAATACCTGCGCCGTTTGCAGTATCTGCCATGTCGGTAATTATTTTAGGAGTTTTTGCAACCCAATTTTTTGTTCCTAGAGCAACCGCTTCAAAAATACCCCAGCTTGTATTAGCTAAATCTAACCAATATGTTCCGTTTGCTGGTGCGCCTGTTGGTTCTTCAATACTTGGTTCTAATTGAGCTAAGTCTAAATCAGCACGTAAAACATAAGCACGATTAGCAAGACCCAAGAAGCTATAAGCTGCCATTAAGCCGTATTCGTTTGTTTCAGCACCGTGTACTGGAGTACCGTCAATTACTTTAAATTGAGGTTGACCGAATAATTCAACTAGATCTCGTTGACTAGTTAATAAGTAAGGTTTGGCTGCATTTGCAGGTTGTGTACCTAATGCATAGCCTGTTCCGCTTACGTTTGATTTATTTGTTTCTGTGGCTAATATAATTAATGGTACTGTGCCTTGTCCTGCTGAACCGTATTGGCTTTCGTCTGTAACACTAACTGCAACGCCTGGGGATACTAATGTAGCCATTGTTGTTCTCCTTATGAGTTATACTTATTTATAACTTTTCAAGGAAACCAGGCTATTTAGCGATATTTACATTTTTACAGTCTCTGGATGCACCACTGATTCTACTTGATTAAACAAAGAATCCAACGTAGAGTTATTATCTAGCACATAATCAAAATTTGTACCAACCCATGCTGTTTCGCTGGCGTGGATTTTCAATTTCATTAGCTCGATGTTTGCAGACTCGGACTTATATAAATTTTCTTCTATCGCTAAATCATACCAATCTGGCTCCGGACCACGAACTACTCGCATGACAACACCGCCGGCATTTTTAATACTAGATATTTCGTTAGGGAATCTGCAATCGCTGATAACAATATTGTCCTTACTTCTACGTAGTTTATTTTCTACACTAGCAATCCAGATATCATCGTGAAATCCTTTTCTGCACACCTCTGTACCCCACTGTTGTAATACCCAACGAGGTGTTAAGTTAGGAATATTTAAACGCTCTGCCCACCAAGGATCGACTTGTTCACGCCATTCACGTGCTTCTTTAGTGCGACCTTCGAGCATAACTCTATCCCAGCCAAATACTGAGGCTACTGCATCCTTTAATGTATTAGCAAAACTTTCACGACGAAATCCGTGTACGTTTACTAGATAATCTGCAATAGTATCTTTACCACTGCCAATAAAACCACATACGCCAATAATCATTTTAATGTTTCCTCTAACCAAGTTTTACATTCAGGCCACTGTTTGTATATATGAGATAAGCCTCCGGCATTTCGCCATTCTTCACAGTTACTTGTTCTGTCATCAATTAGAATATCGCCTTCTCGACAGTGACGCCATTTGTCGTGACTAAATGGTCCAAAGAATACTGTAATGTCAGGGTAGCGTTCATGTGCCCACCATACTTTATCGCTAGCGGCATATGGCATTGTATAATCGTGCGGTAGTGCTGTTAAAAAGTATAAGCCGCAACCTGTACGATCTCTGTAGTCGCGGCACCATTGAACAAGTTCATCTGCACCTGCTTTTTTAGGAAGGTTACGATAAAAATGTTGATCTCTTTGAAGTTTTTTCCAGTCAGCATCCGGAATACGTTCTCCATAGTTCCAGTTACGTTTGACCATTTCTCTAGCAGTTGCCATCCAATCTGCTACTACATCATCCATGTCTAAATATATATTCATAGTGCTAGTATATAGCAGTAGAATCTATTTGTCAATGAATATTTTACTTTTTAGGAGTATGGTATTTGCCATTGATAAACATCTTCTTTTAATTTGATGTAAGTCTTAGATGCTTGATATTTTTCCATATTTAATATGTTGCTGGTGCCGCCGTCCCAAACGCACTTTTGATTGATAATAATATTTTTTCCTATGTTGCTACATGCATTTATACCAATATCTCGTTGGTGTAGGCATTGATTCCAACTGTGACCCATAAAATATATATTTTCAATTTCTTCTTGTTTGCCAATAAAATGACAGAACTCGTTGAAATCAGTCATTGCTATTTGAATTTTTGCATGGTTGACATAATTAAGTATCATACTATCTGTCTTATGCTGTTGTGCCCGATATGCCAACCTATTCGAATACCATAGATTGTCCGAAGTAATGTCATCGGTGTCGTAGGAAGCAAGAACAACCATAATTATTTCTGGCGTATTGTCCAGAAATTCTATGATGTTACTATACAATTGACCGACACCTAAAACGTCGGATTCCCAGCAGTCTATTAAAACTGCTAAAGATGGCTTAGTTAGCATATTATTTAAAAGGATCTTCGCCGGTTAACTTTGGTCTGGCAAACCATAACTTAAACCATTCATCTGTACCTGGACGAATGTTATGTTGACGTTGATACTCGGCTTTGTTAGTGCCTATCTCGCCTGTGATAGGACTTTCGGCATTCTTATCAATGCCGGCAAGTTTTCGAAGTTCGTCTTTATCCAATTATAAATCCCATCGGGTCACTGCCGTCAATATATAAGTTTAGATCTTGTTCTAGCTTTTCAAGTTCTGCCTGTGCTTCGGACTTTAAGTTATCGCCATTCAAACTTGTTCCGCCTTGCGGTCCTGCGATAGTACTAAACTTGCTACGTGCTTCTCCAAGAATGAACTTAGCCTGTGCCATAGCATAATCTTTAATCCAAGGACCTCCGTAGGTATCATTTAACAACTCGTCGTCGGCTTTTTCGATGAATGCCCAAAGATAAATCTCATCGTCGTCCCTAAACTTACGATGGATGAACAATGTACGATCACCAGGATTAAATGTAAAAGTGCAGTATGCTCCGAACATACGTGCTAAAAGTTCTCTACGATCTGCATATAGTTCGTAGTTTAATAGACCCGAGAAGTTTGTGTTACTTTGTAATAACATGTTACTCAAGTACATTGTGTTAAATGGTTCAAAATCAACGCCAGTACTGCTAATACCCATAGCACCTGTATGACGTAAAAATACATCACGAATATTAACAACTTCTAACGGAAGCTGATATGTCTGTACTTCTTTCTGTATGTTTAATTTCAAAAACTTTTCTGAAACTGCTCTGCTACTACGTTGACGAAACTTACGAAGAGCTTTTGCAATGGCCAAATCGTAGTGTGCAGAATCTAGTTCTACATCTACCATTCCGCCGCCTAATCGCAATTCTATTTCTTTAATTAAATCGTCTTTTACCGTCATAAAAATCTCCCGTTATATATATTTAGCGGGAGATTTTTGTTTTATTATTTAATACAGTAAACATCCTAATGGGATACCGAATTGTCTGTCTTGACTTGCAGATTTTGCAGACTCGAAAGGAACTTTTTGTTTTAATCTTGCAGTATTATTGTTCGACGGATACCAATTAGCATACAAATAAATCCAGGATCCTGCATAAGGTTCGTCATACCAATTAGCAAAATTAAAGTTTTGTGCTGTGCCGCCGCCGCCATTATTATAGCCTGCACTTGCCCATTTAACAATATAAGCAGGATCGTCTAATGTATTAAGAAACAATTCAACTGCTTTATGCAATCTAGTTTCTAGCACAGGATCTACTGCTACGCCTGCTTCTCGGGCAAGATACATAGAAGTCATAATTTCATTTAAGCTAGAATAATGATACCACATGCCTCGGTTACCTCGAGTGGTACGATCAACAATGGATCCGTCACTATTAACCAAAGGCGTAATACCCGACATTAATCTCTGAACCAATGGTACTGTTGCCGCTACTCCGTTAGTGTCTTTTACACGTTGTATTTCCCATTGAAATCTGCCCATACCTAATCCAAAGAACACATTATCAGGATTAGGAGTATTGACATCCCAAAAAGTAAGCCATTCCATTATTTTAGTATGTTTTGTTGGCTCGTTTACTTTAGCCCAATCAGACAATACACTATACGACCTGCGAAGTGACTCTACCATTTCCATAATAAAATTATTATCTTGAATAGCACTCAAATCGTTGCCGTTTGGATCCAGCCATTGTGTACAAGTCGAGTCCCACATCTTTGTAGTAGCAGACCAACACAATCTACTGCCCTGAAATGCATTAGCATTTGCCCATCTATGCAAATTAGATACCAGCGTTGTTTTTAACGCAACGTCATTTCTTTCTTTTGCAATAGCTGACTGATTAGAAAAAGCAATTGCAAAATTTTCACTAGAATCTGCACCAACAATACTAGATCGGTTATTCCAATTACTAGTTAGTCCACTAAAATTGTAAACAGGATTTGCACTTAACAAACTAACAGGAGATTGTTCTTTGCAAGTAATATCTTTGTTTTTTGGTTCACTAGACTTAACCGACAACACCGATTCAACATTAACAACAACATCATAATAAACAAATCCATATGCACTTACGCTAGGAATTGTAAGCTGATTCTTATATGGATCATACGAATCCATAGTGTCGCTGGATTTTGCAGGATACTTAGTGTCCTGATTAGAACCACCGACAGTCAGAACTGGCCCAACTGTTATGACAACATCACGATAGATTGTATCTCCTAGCACTACTGCTGAAATTGTCAATTGATTTTTAATGTGATCATATGAATCAGTAGCATAGGCACTAGGACCAAACAATGCAAGAAACCATATTACCAATTCTGTAAAATACTTCATATTAACTTCCATTCTTCTTTAAGACTGGTGCAAAAGGATCTGTTGGCACAGGTGCGTTCGGTTGCGCAGGCAATGCCTTGCCTAACACTGCTTGAAAAGGATTACTTTTATTTTCCACACTTCCGCCGCCACAAGCTGACAACACTACTGCTAAACTTAAAATTAAGTATTTCATTTGTATACCTTTAACAAAATTACATCTGTACTAATCCTGCCGTTAAGTTTGATCTCAGTACTCTTAATACCTTTAAACCATTTCTTAGCGGCAGGCTTGCCGTTAGCACTAAACTCTTTAAGTTGGTCTTTTGGCTTACGCAAAGTTTTCTGTACACTTGCATTAGCATCAAAACCTAGAATAGAACTGTTCTTAACCGAGAGTGTACCAGCATATTGGTCTGCAATGTAGATACCCAACTTGCGTGTCTTAGTATTATAAACCCATAGCTCTTGTGCTGTAAGAATTGTAGTCGGGTCCGCACTTTTAAGATTGAGCTCTTTAAATTCTTTTGCGTACTTCAACTTTGCTACTACCTTTTCTGGCAGTACTGCTTTCTTCTTACGAGGAGCCTTGCTGGCTTTCTTAACAACGTTATAGCTGTTAGCATCTGTCAAAGCCTGTGTCCACCATTTAATCATGGCAGTAACTTGGCGTTTGCCCAAATGCTTGTATGCTTCTAATAGCTGTGCATCTTTAGTAGAGTTGACTTCTTCAAACTCTGCAATCTTTTTGTTAATGAACTCTTGTACAGTTTTAACTTGAACTGCGGGTACATTCATCTGAGTCATCAACTCTACCAGCTTGGGTTCACCTTTGAACTCTGCTGTAAAGTCATCAAAGCGACCTTCAAGTTCACCTAAGAACTCTGCCGTCTTTTCTGCCATTCGTTCTTGGATGTTGAACTTTGGTTTTTCATCTTTAACTTCTTCTACTACTTGGTTAGAAGTGTCAATACCAACGTCTGCTTGTTTAAGTTGTCGAACAAGAGTGCGTAGTGTGCCAAAACGTAGTGCTAAGCCAACACGACCTGCTCTAAGGGCAAAGCCTACTGTAGGGCCTGGCCAGATGTCGCCACGCTTAACTGATTCTGCTAGTTTTTGACGACGTGGATTACGTGCAAGAAATTGAACAAGCCATTCTGCGCTTTTCTTTTTGTCTTGTGTATGTGCATACCAATTTAGTGTACGCATGACCTGTGTGCGGTACTCGCTGTCTGTCCACGCTTGTTGTTCTTCTAGGCTAGGGTAAACTGGTTCTTCTCCCACATACTTGGCGTCGACTTCTCGGTATGCCACTGTTTTGGCTAGAGGCTCGTAGCGCCATGCCAATTTATCTGAACTCACTTGTTTGACTGTTTTACGTGTAGCCATGTTTACTCCTGCTAAAAATGTAATTATACACTAACTTCTATTTTGTGTCAATTTCGATTGCTCTACGCAAGAGAATCTCTTGTTTTGAGAAAGCGTCAATCTCCCAGGGCATATCCAAATACTTTGTTTTTTTGCTGTAGCGTTTACCCTTCCAAATCCTAGCTTCATTTGGTAAGAACTTCATTTGCCCTTTGGCTAGCTGTTTGACGTGTACCATTTCGTGTGCTAAAGTACTAGCCATGTCAAGCAAGGTTGACGGAGTGAGACGCTTTGGTGGTTTGAGTAGAACCATCATACAGTCAGCCGCTTCGATATTCATCGTAGCACCTTGGAAATCATCTTCCAAATCTTTAGTGACTTTTACCAAGACAGCTCGTTTGCTGTTAGTAAGTCCCAACTGTTCAATGTAGGATGGCATCAGACTAGCCAAAAACTTTTTTACTTTGGGATTGTCTGCGGCTACATCATATTCCATCATAACTGCTCCTGTTTTGCTGTGTATAATGTATTATACTACATAAATCAATTTGTGTCAATAAAAAACCCGCCGAAGCGGGTTTGTAATACTTTGGTTTGTATTATTCGTCGTTCCAAACTAGACTACCGCCTACAATGCTGGCATTGTAAACTTCTACTCCGCCTAAGCCTAGAGTGATGTTCCACGTACAACCTTGTCCGCCAAGTCCGTTAGTTTGAAGACCTGTATTATAGTTTGTACTACCAGCTGGCCATTCGCCGGATAAAACCATAACACCTGCTGTAACTGGTCCCAATCCAACTGGGTACCCGCCGCTGCCATTTCCGCTAATTGCAGTTACTCTGAAAGAACAATCATTAGCGTATGTAATAACGTCTCCTACTGCATATCCGTGACTTGTATTACCATCATTACCTGTAGCCAAACTATAACTTACGATGGTTTGTTCTCCGCAGAAACTAGCAATATCTGCACCTAAACTTGCAACTATACCAGTAGTAGCACCTGCCACTGCGCCTGGTACTGTTGATAGTTTTGCCGCAAATGTAAAGATGTTGCCACTTGGAGTACCGACCATATATAAATCTGTTTTTTCTTGTAAACCACGAACTGCTTTAGAATATAAACTATCGCTTGCGCTGTGATTAGTTTCAACATCTAAACCCATATCAACTACAAAATATCCTAATTCTGGTGTTCCCATTGTGTTAACTGGAAATACTTTTGCCCAATTGTCTCTAATCGCCATGATAAAATCCTTTAAAAGTTTATTGTAATTATTTATACAAAAACAGTAATTTAGAAAAATACACAAAGAAAGACTTTAGGTAAATAGTTATACTATGCCAAGATTAAGCCTGTGGAAACCCGAAAAAACTAACGACTATCATTTTATGGATAGACTTATCCGTGAACAATTTATGGTAGGCGGTACTGGCGTGTTAATCCACAAATATTTACAACCAGCAGATCAGGGTGCCAGCACTGATCCAACGAAGCCTAACTATAGAGCTGATGATGTATTAAACGAAACTAAGATACAAGATTTGTTGTTCTTAGAAAATCGTGACAGAATTTATGATCCTGATATCTACGAACTTCGTGGTGTTTATAATGTAGGCGATCAGGACTTTGATTTAACCCAATTCGGTTTATTCCTAAGTGCGGATACTATCTATATTACATTTCACACCAACGACATGGTCGAACGTATGGGACGTAAACTAATGGCCGGCGACGTATTAGAATTGCCACATATCAGGGATGACTTGTTATTAGACGAAAGTAAACCTGCTATCAATAAATTTTATGTTATACAAGATGCTAGTCGTGCCGCAGAAGGTTTTAGCCAAACTTGGTACCCGCACATTTGGCGAATAAAAGCTAGCCCGATGACTGATGCTCAAGAGTATAGAGATATATTATCGCAGACTGCTGATAACGGAGTTGATACTCTTAAAGATGCATTAAGCACTTATCAGAAAGAATTAGAAATTAGCAATGCTATTATTAAACGTGGAGAACAACTTGCTCCTACTATTTTAGATGATCAAGACAATTTGTTACAAGACACTACTAAGACATATCAAGCAAATGCTAATCCAACATATGATCACGGCGAAGCATTAAACTCAGGATTAAGTTTCCCGTTAACTCCGCACCAAGGAGATTTCTTCTTACGAACAGATTATCAACCAGCGGCATTGTTTGCTTATCGAGGAACTCGTTGGCAACGTATTACAACTCCGAATGGTCCTGTAGATTTAAGAGACAGCGTATTAAATGGTTCTAGTTTTATTAATAATACTTCTACTACAGTAGTTGGCAACGAAGAAATACCAGAACGACAGGCATTAAGCCAAATTGTTAAACCTAAGACAGATTTCTAATTATGCAATATTTTTACGACGAACAAATAAGAAAATACTTAACGCAATTTATGCGTATACTTGGCGGCTTTAGTGTGAAAACTGGCAAAGATAGAAACGGCGCAGAATCTTTCATCCAAGTGCCTGTTCGCTACGGTGACATTAATCGTATGGCTGCGCACATTCTTAAAAATCAAAGTGAGAACATGATTAATACTGTTCCATTTATTAGTTGCTATGTTACCGACATGACAATTAGTTCTGATCGCAGAATGAATCCAACTCATGTAGATAAAGTTAAAGTCTACGAAAAGAAGTTCGATCCTGTTGCAGGAGAATATGTTGATGGTGAAGTAGGTAATACTTACACTATCGAACGTTACATGCCTGTACCCTACGACTTAACTGTTCAAGTAGATATTTGGACTAGTAACACTGATCAAAAACTTCAACTCATGGAACAGTTACTAGTATTGTTTAATCCTAGTATCAATTTAAAAGTCAATGATAATCCTTTTGATTGGAGTAATTTAACTTATACTGAATTAGTCAACGTAGTATGGAGTGTTCGTCAAGTACCGCAAGGTACTGATGATATTATCGATGTTGCGGCTATGAACTTTACAATACCTATATTAATTAATCCGCCAGCAAAATTAAAACGTCAAACATTAATCCATACTATATTAACAGAAATACGCAGAAACAAAGAAGGCGAGATACTAGACTGGGTACCCGGAGATCCTATTCCTAATAAAGAATGGGTTGTTGTAACTTTTGAAAATTTAAAATTACAAGTTCAGATCCAAGGTGAGCAAGCTATATTATTAAATAGTGCCGGCGGAGTTACAGATCAAAATGGCGATCCATTAAGCTGGGCAGAAATTCTAAAGCCTTACGGAGAATTGAGACCTGGTATTAGTAATTTAAGATTGCGAAGAGGAAATGATCCTAGTGATCCTAGTCAAGATATAATTGCTGTTATAGATAATATAGATTTATCACAGCCTAATATTGCTAACATAAGTGTAGATTCTGCTACGTTGCCTAATGTAACTACTCCGGCAGTCGATGCTATTATAAATCCCACTAAAAGTGCGCCTGGTAAAAATTTACCCACAGCTACAACAGGACAACGTTATCTTGTATTAGAAGATGTTCCTAGCACAAGTGCATGGGGAGTAACTAACGCACGAGCCAATGATATCATTCAATACAACGGAAGTAGTTGGATTATTAGTTTTAGTAGTATAAGTAATACTAATGCCGTTGTATTAAATGCAACGACTGGTTTATACTACGAGTGGCGCGAAGGCCAATGGATTAGTGCAGTAGAAGGCACATATCAAAACGGATGGTGGAGATTATATCTTTGAAACAATTTAGGGGCGTTGGGGCAATTATAGTTAGCGAACAGTCAGGTCGAGTTATGACTGTGCTTCGTAGTCCTCAAGAAAGTTATCCTAACACTTGGACATTTGCCGGTGGCAAAGTCGAAGAAAATGAAACCCCTAACAATGCGTTAACTAGAGAACTCACCGAAGAACTACAATTAACTAAGATTAAAAAAATAATTCCTTTACATAGATATCAAAGTAGAAGCAACGACTTTGTCTACGATACGTTTGTTGTTTTAGTTACTAAGGAATTTGTTCCTGAACTAAATTGGGAAAATGCAGGATATGCATGGACTAGCATAGATTCGTTACCGAGTCCGTTGCATCCTAAAGCAAGACAGATGATAAGTTCGTCCAGGCTAATTAAGAAATTTAAGAATTTTTATAATTGGATAGATAAAAAGAATGGCAGAGATAATACAATTTCCAAGAAAAACTCAATCTCTTAAAGTTGTTAAATCCATTGATTTATATCATTGCTGGGATAACAGGCTTAACAATCCGTTATTGAACAGTATATTCAAGCCCGAAGTATCCTATGTCGAACGATGGTTTTTACAAACTAAACATTTATTAAATAACGAAGAACTTGATCACCCTCTTATAAAATTATTGCTTAGTTTAAACGATAATACTCTTGACCTATTGATAGAAAACATCGAAAAAGATTTAACTATTCAACGAGAATTCGCAGAAAGATGTTACAAAGATTCCACCGATATTAATATCGGTAAACTAAATCGTTGGTTAGTTAAGTTGCAAGGGTTACAACGATATCGTCAGCGTTCTTAAATTCCTTAAGACCTAAATGTCCTATTTCGAAACTTACTTTAATATCTAACCAAACTGGTATATTATTAGTTTTACAGTTTCTAAAAAACTCGATATCTTCACCCGTGTATTGTCCGTTTTTAAAACCTAATATAAACCAAGGCAAATTCAATTTATCAAACACTTCGATTTTTATTAAACAAAAACCCAATGCCATTGCTTCTACCATTATGTGGCTATCTTTTTGTTCATGAAGTCTAACGTAAGTATCCCAGCTGTCTATACTATGCCACGCTGTAGGTATAACGGGTTCTATTCTTTTACTGTAGGCTGCACCTACAACTAATTCATCAAAATTTAACAAGTCTATCACATGACTAGGTTTGAATATAATGTCGCTGTCAATAAACATAACATGGGTAGCACCCCAGGCTTGAGCAGCCTTGACTAGTTCATGCCGTTGATTAGCAATCAATGTTCCTGGGCTTAAAAACAAACCATGCTCTATATCAGCGTTTGATAATGCTTTACCTAAATTGTATAAACTAAATGCACATCTACTATGCATTTGTTCGCGAGTAGGTATGCATATTGCTATTTTATGTTTCATTATTTAATTTTTTTTAATGTTAAAGTAGAAGGAACAGATCCAGTAGAATCCTCAGGAAGACCTGCATTTGGATACTCTTCTTGCTGTGCTTGATTGATACCGATTTCTTCTTCGGCTTTCATCGTTGCTTCTTTTATAGTATTTGCTAATTTAACACAAATCTGGGTTGATCTTATATACAACTCTTCTGGCAACTTTGCCATTTTAGTCATAGTGTCTACGCTTGGTTTTCCGTATGTAAGCAATTCTATTGCGGCTATTTTTCCTAGATACTCTGTCCAATATTCTCTTTCCATCATTTCCCAGTTAGAGACTTTGGATTCTAATTCATTTAAATCTTGTGTTAATAAGATTTCTTCTAGGGTTTGTTTTTCTTCTTCAAGACATTTTTTTTCGTATTGTCTAGTTTCGATAAGAAGATCGCTGTCAATTTTTCGAATTTTGTTTACTAATTCGATAATGTATCTTGCAGTCGAAACTCCTGATTGAGAGTGAAAGTTTTCGCGTTCGAATGCACTTTGTGTATTGTGCGGGCAAAGTTCAAAAAGTTTTGTTAGTTTATAAGTCATAAAAAATACCTCAATATGTTAGTACTGAGGTATTTATATGGATTATTCTAATTTAAACTATTAGTAAGTATATGGGACAGTTGCGCCACCGAATGTGGAAGACATACTAATTTGGGTGCCTGATGATCGTCCTTTATAAGGACCAAGCGTTCCGCTCAAAGTAATATTCTGTCCGGCAGCGGGTGCAACGTTATTATATGCTTTACGCACTTTACCCATTGCAATTTCAGAACCTGTTGCTGGTAATAAAGCCATTTATGATCTCCTGTTGAATTATTTATCGTAAATAATGTTTTTGACTTGTAAGAAGGGAGTTTCCTCCCTTCTTATTACATATTATTGTAAAGTCTTTTTAACATCCATACGAAGTTCTTCAATCATAGCTTGTTGTTCTTTGATAGCGTTAACTAAAACAGAAACAACTTTGTCATAACGAATAGTCTTGTAACCTGCAATACCGGATTGTGTTACCAATTCTGGTAGAACTGCTTCAACTTCCTGAGCCATTAAACCAATTTGGTCCATGTGCTTTGGAAGGCCTAAAGATTCAGCCAATTCGCTTGAGTCATATGTATAACCATTAATAGCCATAACTTTTTCAAGTGCGCTGTCAATTTTAGCTACATTTGTTTTTAAGCGTTCGTCTGAGTAGTAAGCAGTAATTTCACCAGTAGCTGTAATTGCACCAGATACTGTTAAAGCACCTGTGCTCAATGCCGCTGTAGTTGTTGCACCACGACCTGTAACACTTGCCAATGTATCAGTTTCAGTGTAACCAGTAATAAAACCAGCACCGTTAGTCAATTGGTTTGTGTTAGTTGGGATTGTAATAACACCAGTTGAACTGTTGTAAGCACCAGAACCAGCTGTGAAACTTACTGCACCACGTGCTAATGCATCAGTATACTGAGTAATAGTAGAACTGATTGCACCAGTAGAACTATTATAGCTAATACCTGTACTAGCACTTAATGCGTTACGAGCACGAGCGTTAGTGAAGAATAAGTTTGTACTACCTTCTGTTAACTCGTCTGTGTTGTCTTTGCCAGAAACTGCGCTTGTTACAAAAGCTTCTGTAGCAAAACCTGCACCGTTAGTCAATTGGTTAGTGTTAGTTGGGATACTAACTACACCAGTTGTGCTGTTATATGCACCAGAACCTGCTGTAAAGCTAATAGCACTACGAACGCGAGCTGTTGTGTGATATAAGTTTGAGCTACCTTCACCAATTGCATCAGAATCTAAAGTGCGTGTTCCACCTAGAGCAACTGCGCTACCGTTAATAGTAATGCTGTTGTTAGATAAAGAACTGTTAGGAATAGAAGCTAAGTTAAATGCGCCGCTTGAGCTGTTGTAGCTAATACCAGTACCAGCAGTAACACTTAATGCGCTACGTGCGCGAGCATCTGTAAAGTACAAACTAGTACCTTCTGCTAAATCTGTAGTACTTACTGCGATTGGCAAATAAGTTGCGCCATCGTTTGTAAATGTCCACTTATCTGTACCTTCGTTCCAACGTAATTGAACATTTGCTTCGTCGCCGCGTTCTACTTCAACACCTGCGTTTTGAGTAGGAGCGCCTGTTGCATCACTGTTTAATGTGATAATGTTGTCAGCTAAGTTAATTGTGTTTGAGTTAACACTTGTTGTTGTTCCGCTAACTGTGAAGTTACCAGCAACTACAACACCATTAGCATCAACTGTTAATGCTGTGCTTCCATCAACTGTAACTGTAACAGTACCTGTACCAGTATCACTAATAGTAATATTGCTGTTACCTGTTTCGATACTAGATGTACTAATTGAACTAATTTGAGAATCAACATATGATTTAGTTGCAGCATCTGTACCGGATGTAGGAGTACCTAGTCCAAGAACTTTATTGCCGTTCATTTCAATGCTATCGCCAAAGTTAACTTTAATACCAGCACTGTCAGTAATCATCTTACCTGCGGCAAGTTGTAGTGTACCGTCAATGTTGATGTTTGTTGTACTTGTACCTAATTGTAAAATACCAGCACCAGTTGTTTTGATACGGATGTTTTGATCTAAATCAGCTGTGAAAGTGATTGTATCGTTGTCGTCTTCTAGAACTTTACTTCCGTTAACATACAAAGAACCTGGACCAACGTAGATATCTTTCCACTGCTTTTCTGGACTACCTAAGTCATATGTAATATCTGCACTAGGAATAATGCTACCTTGAATGCTAGAAATACCACCTGTTAGTGTTAAACCTGCAAACGTTGGACTGCCAGATGAACTTAAATTTTGTGTTGTGCTAATAGCACCTGTACTGCTGTTATAGCTAATACCTGTACCTGCACTCAATGCGCTACGTGCGCGAGCATTTGTAAAATATTGAGCAGTTAAACCTTCTGCAACGTCATCAGTATCTAATACTGTTGCACCTGTTTGGCCGTTAACACTTGTTACGCCACCGATTTGAACAACACTTGGAGTGCCGTCATCTTTTTTAATGAATAATAAGCCATCATGCGTGTTGATAGCGATTTCGCCTAGAGCTAACTGAGAAGTTGTTGGAACTTTACTTGGTGTAGAACTACGCTTTAAAACAATTTGATTTGCCATTTGAGTATATACTCCCTATAGGGACGATAAAATATTCGATCTTACCGTTCAAATTATTTATCTAAAACCAAAAGGTCGCTCGTAATTACACCGTAAATAACTATGATTTAGTATTCGCCGGCATCTAATGAAATGTCCACTTCTTCCACAGATGTTATCTCACCATATTCATCTATCGTTATAATTACGCCTTTGGAAGCAGAACCATATGTTCCGGCAGTATCTAATATTCCTAATCTATTTTCTCTTACAAAAGTAAGTTCAGTAGTACCCAAAGTAATCAATCCAGGAGTGATTAACACCCACGTAGTTTTTGCATTACCTGTTCCTTCTTCTACATAAACTTTTAATCCTGCAGATAACTCTTTGGAAGAATCTGCATCATTTGCTCTAGAAAATTTGCTAGTGGCAGAATTCCATACATAAATTCCATTTTGCCTAGAATTTGTTTGGCCGACAAGTAATACTCTATCTGCATGAACCAAATTTACACTATCTACGCTATAGATTAAGGTATTTAGATTGATATTTGTTCGTTGGACGACTCGAACGCTGTCTTTATAATCAGACTCTGCGCTAACAAATTGTTTACCTCGAAAAATTGGCATTAAGAATATTCCTGTCGTTTCAAACGATACTTTATAGTTTATTTATGCTTAATTCATAAATGGAAAAGGTGCCCGAAGGCACCTTTTCATAGTTTACTAATACCGTTAAGTATTAATATGTACCACCGTCGATGTTACTTGATTCGTTTAGAACACCACCAGCTGTCAAGCTAGAAGTAGAACTTACGCGAACGAAGATATAATCGTTGGCTTCTGGAGCTGTGTCGAACACAATACTTGATTCACCGTCTACAGTAGACAATGTATAAGAATATGTCGGAGCTTGAATTAAACCGTTGATATACACTTGTGTGTTATCAATTGAGCTTACTTCAACGCCAGTGTTGAAACTAGTTTCAGTACCGTCACCAGTAAAGTTCAATGTAGTAGCTGTTACAGCAATGTTCTGTGGAACAAACTTCTGTAAAGAACTACTCCAAACTAATGTGTAACCGTCTTGAAGTGCTTCAACACTATCAACGTCTGATAAATCGCGAACGCTGGCAGCAGCGATACGATCATCTGCACGCTGGTTAGTGTAATACAAGTTTGTACTACCTTCACTGATTGCATCAGTTGTAGGTGTTACAAATGTAAATATACCTGTACCTGTAGCATAATCTAATATACTAGAGTTATCAGTTGTTAAACTAATTGCACTACGAGCACGACCGTCTTCGAAGTATAAGTTTGTACTACCTTCTTCGATATTGTCAGTGTCGAGTACAACTGCGCCAGTTTGACCGTTAACACTGTGTACAGCAGCCAATGTGCTGATAACACCAGTTGAAGGATCATAATCGATGTTAGAACCGTTGCTAACGCTGTCACGAGCACGTTGCGTTGTAAAGTATAAGTTTATATCGCCTTCTGTAACTTCATCAGTGTCGATGCCAGATAAGCTGAATGCAAATACACCAGTTGAACTATCATAGCTTAGTACAGAACTATCAGTAGTTGTTAAACTGACTGCATTGCGAGCACGAGCTTGTGTGAAGTATTCATTAGTTGCACCTTCGCCAATGTCGTCTGTATCTAAAGTATCGCTACCGCCTAAAGCAATAGTAGCACCGTTGATAGTAACACTGTTGTTAGTTAATGCACTGTTTGGAATACTTGCTAAAGAGAAAGTACCAGTTGCGCTATCATAAGTGATACCTGTGTTTGTTGTAGCACTGAAGTGACTACGAACATCAGCAGAGCTAGGGCCTGTGTAAGAAATTACACCAGTTGCATCATCATAAGATATAGAACCGTCGCCACTTACTTTAGTTACGCTGATTGCTAAACGATAATCATCTTGATCAGGACCTGTGTATGAAAATACACCAGTCGTGCTATCATAACTGAAATTACCGTCGCCACCAGTTTTGTTGGCACTTACTTCACCGCGAATATCGGAGCTTGTTACTTTAGCAAAAGTAATTGCACCTGTACCACTGTCATAGCTTAAACCGCCATAACCAGAGCCACTTGTAGTAGCACTGAAGTGAGCACGAGTTTCGCTGGCACTTGGACCAGTGTATGTGAATGTACCGTTAGATTGGTCATAACTGAAGCTACCATCACCACCTGCGTCTGAAGCACTTATAGCTTGACGAACACGAGCAGCAGTAGCGTACAAGTTTGTTGTACCTTCTGTCAATGTGTCAGTTGTGTGGTTGCTGATATCGCTAACTGTACCAGTTACATCACCAGTTAAGTTACCAGTTACATTACCAGTTACATCGCCAGTTACATTACCAGTTACATCACCAGTTAAGTCACCAGTGAAACCAGTGTTAGCTGTAATTGTTGTACCAGTAATTGTAGAAGGAGTTGTTGCACCGATAGTTGTACCATCGATTGCGCCACCGTTAACATCGATACTAGAGAACGTACTTGTACCAGTGCTTGTTACGTTACCAGTTAAATCACCAGTTACGTTACCTGTTACATCACCAGTTAAATCACCAGTTACGTCGCCAGTTAAATCACCAACGAAGCCTTGTGTAGCTGTCATTGTTGTTGTAACTGTAACACCGCCTGTTACGTTAACATGTCTATCAACATTCCAACTGTTGTCACCGCTAGAGTAGTAGAAGTTAGCGTTAGCGCCGTCAATTGTAATACCAGCACCGTTTGCAGCAGCAGAATCTGCGGCACCGTTAGCCAATGTCAAGTT